ATACAATACATCGCCAAGAAAGTTTAACATAGAAGTCACCTTAAGTAATAAAAAAGGAAGGAGATTATCTCATGTAGAGATAACCACCTGCCCAACCTGTAAACATTGGGTCATGTAATTTGATGCGGTCGTTGATAACTCGCATGTCATAACGAACATACTTTGCTGGAGAATTGTAAGATGCTGGTTTGTAAACTTCACCTGTATTCTTATCAACAAAAGCATGAACACTTCCTTCACGCCATTCATTTCTGTCTTGAAATGTATCAAACTCACGTTGCATAATCTTGTAATACTTGCGACCATTCTTGATAACAAAGTTAGTAAGATTAGCAGTACCATTCTTTATACTTTCCAACTGCTGTTTTGACCAGTCAGATGTATAATTTTGGTGCATCCTTATGCTATGTTGTTTGTAGTTTTCTGTTAAAGATTCACAATAGGTTTGTGTCCAATCGAGAACTCTTTCAGATAATGTTGACATAAACCTGTCCAATAAGTGTATATTAGTGGGAGAGACATTACAGGTAAGTAATTTTAATCAAACGTCATGTCTCTGCTTCTAAGTCAGAGTAGTTTGACCTGTAACTGTCTCTCACTATAGGGACAGTTTCAGCGTCCCCCCTTACCAACTCTTTGCAATAGTAAAGTTTGCTCTACTAAATCCATAACGATTAACAATCTTAAATGTACCAAACTCATTAGACATAACATAACCTTCATGCCCACATCTTTCCTCTTCAATGTAACATTCAATATCAGAATCTACATCAATATGATATGATAAATCCTCCTTGATTGATGCCACTAAGTTCCACAAACGTAGGACATTTATGTCGCAATTGTTATCACTAGCTAATGCCTCTAAAGTAATATCATCTAACTCAATATTGTTACGAATACATGAGTTTAATTGCTTCTTAATCCTTGCGACTTGTTTAACATCGGGGAACTCGCATAAAGTAGCAATCTGTCTAGCAAATTGGCATCTATTCTTTACATCGGAGATGTCATCTTCTACCACAACATGAGGAGAAACCCATAAAACATCACCACCATTTCTGTTATCAAAATACAAATCTCCCATAGGATATGCAACTGCATCTCTCAAATCTTTGTCTGCTATGTAATAAGTATGAGGTGCAATTATAATCTTATGTGTTACTATCTCAGGGAAATAGTATGTTATGGTATTAGGAGTGTAACAATCATTGCCACCAAAACCGATAAAATCACCTTGGAAGATGCCATCTGTAATAGGAAGATAGTCAAGGCAATTATGCAAAATGGTTGCCACTTTTCCTTGATGATTGCGGTCAATTTCTTCATGGTCATGGTTAATCTTGATTAGTTTTTTGTTAAATACTGATTTTGTACCTACAAAATGTTTACCATTTGCGGGATTTGTACCCCAAACTATTGCTGGAGAACCATCAATCTTCGCTGATAAATGTGTACCATCCGTCCAATCTGTAGCAGTAAACCAATCTAACACAGATAAATCACCTGCTAAAATAACATCTTCGGGATGCTCTAAATGTGTGTTTTTGGTCATAATACTCATTATACAATAAAAAAGAGGGTAATATTACCCTCGGTGTGCAGTTACTTTACTGTACCTGCAAATCTAAGAACTTCTTTTACACCTGCTTCTAATAATAGAAGAGGGAGAAGTATTAATGAAAATCCATCACGAGGATAATCTTGAAAAATAGATTTAACTTTTGGTGCATCAACTTTCTTTGGTTCTGTTACTTCTGTCACAACATTTTTGGCAATAGGTGTAACTTTATTTACACGTTTTGCTCTAGTTGTTGATGATTTCTTAACAGTTGTTGACACCTCCTTGACAGTAGCAGCAGATTTAGCAGTTTTGCGTGTTGCTGATGTTCTACGTCTTGTTGCCATAAATGTTAAGTAATAAACAATTTTAATGAAGGATTAGTCAAGAGGTGCTTCACTCAACTTCGGTTATGTAAGGAATTACCACACTCTATTTCAGTGCTACCTTACAAGGTCGGATGAGTACTAACTCAATCCTTCACTATAGGGACAGTTTCATCGTCCCCCCTTATTGACATTCACCTCTATTGAAGATAGTATCAACAACTGCATTAACACTTTTAGATGTTGTGATACCAACTTTGTCATACACAGGTACACAAACTATCCCAAACTGTTTGTTAACATTACCCTTACGAATTACCCTACCTATTGTTTGACTAATAGTGATAAAATCCATGTTGCGTAAGAACAATGCTGCCTCTAATCCTGATACATTGATACCTTCTGATAGAATACTATGGTGCATAACTATAAACTTTCTACCATCTTCTTTGCCCCAAGTATTCAAAGTATTAAAGAATTCATCTCTACTAACTTTAACTCCGTTGATTACTGCACCAGTCTTAGCAGTAATATACATCCAATTATATCCCCTTGCAAACAACTCTGTTGTTAGTTTACTATCACTAACCATATTAGTAATTTGTGTAGTTCTCCTAGCACAAATTAAAATCTTACTAACATTTTGCTCATCAATTGTCTTGATTATGTTATCAGCATCATCATCACAATTTGCCTTCCTATCTCTTATCATCTCTAGTTGCTTAACTACAACTTTAGGTGGTAAGATGTGTCCCTTATCTATTAGCTCGGGTGCTGGAACTTGCTCTAATACTTTACCATAAACATACTCATTGTTCATTCCTTTATTATCAGGTAAATGCCGAGGAGTAGCAGTAAAGAAAAAACACCTACGATTATTTGTAGTTGCAAAAAATCTAGTGGCAGTGTGGAAATGTTGCTGTACACTATTATGTGCCTCGTCAAAGTATATTGTATCTACAGGAATACTAGATTCTTGTATTCTATGTAGTGAATGATATGTGGTAAAGATTAACTTATTGTGATGCCAATTGTCAGACACCCACTCAAATATTCTTCTTGATTGTGTAGTAGAATAGTGTGGAGTTTCACCACTATGTACATGCAATACTTTACTTGATTGTACTAACTTAAGAAAGTCAGATGATAATTGTTGTGCTAATAATATGCGTGGAGCAACAACAACTATGGTTTGATTTTTCTTACTAAGTTGTGAAATAGCATCACTAATCATACACATAGTTTTACCGCCACCAGTAGGCACAATGATTTGCCCCTTCTGATGACTAAGCATTTTATTCACGACCCTAAGTTGATGCTCTCTAAGTTGTGTCATATTAGTGTTGTATTCATAATAAAACTACCTGTCACACCATAAGGACAGTTTCAGCGTCCCCCCTTGTTTATAGGAAGTTTTCTAATGTTCCCCTTCTACTATTAACCCTATCTTTTATTAATTTACCATAATCCTCATGTAATTCGCACCCTATGTAATACCTTCCTAGTTCTTTTGCTACAAGTGCAGTAGTTCCAGATCCCATAAATGGGTCAAGAATTATATCATTTTTTTCTGAACCTGCTTTGATACATGGTATTATTAAATCAGGTGGAAATACTGCAAAATGTGCCCCTCTATAGGGTTTATTTGTTATACTCCATACACTACGTTTATTCTTAGTTGGATATGATTTAGTAAGTCCAGAATGAGGTTGTAATCCTGTACCTTTATTGTGATATTTTCCTTTAGTTCTATCACGAGTACCCCAATCTTTCGCTGGTTCTTTGATTGCTTCATTATCATAATAGTATTTCTTGTTCTTACTTAGTAGGAACAAATATTCGTGGGATTTAGTACATCTATCTCTTACACTTTCAGGCATTGGATTAGGTTTATGCCATATAATATCTTGCCTTAAGTACCATCCATCTGCTCTTAATGCAAACGCAAGCATCCAAGGTATTCCAATTAAATCTTTTTCTTTTAACCCATCTAATTTATTACCTCGTCTTGCACATTTGTCTGGTAGATCTTGTTTAGTAGCAGACACAGTTTGTTTAACTAATGCTTGACCTTTTCCTGGTCTATAGTTATAATAACTGTCACCAATATTCAACCATAATGTTCCATCTTCTGTTAGATTATTTCTTACCTCTCGGAATACTTCTACTAATTTTTGAATATACTCTTCTGGAGATTCTTCTTGTCCTATCTGATAATCCTCCCCTCCATAATCTCTTAAACCATAATAAGGTGGAGATGTAATG